ATCCCAACTCATAACCTTTAAAGCTATCCAGTTGAATTTCACCGTGATCGGGCATTTGAATCATTGCGTTCATGAAGAAGCTGGGCAATTCAAAGTGACCAAAGATATATTTGCCACCTTTCTTGCCTATGGTTTTCCATTCGTCTCCGATGAGCCACGGACATAAGGTGACGTCGCCAATAGTAGTAGGTTCGTGTACCACAGTAATTCCAGGAATATACTTTCCAAATTCGACGCTGTGAATATCCCGCTTGTCTTTGTAATAAAGATCATGATTACCAGGAAAGAAATAAAACTTATCAAAAGCCTGTCCCAGTTTCTCAAGGGCTCTAAGGCTGTAGTCCATAGTTGTAATATTAAGACTATTGCGGTTGTGATGCCAATCGCCCATAAAAATTCCTGTGTCACATCCTTGCTCCTTGGCTTTTGCAATATACCAGTCTACAAAGTCTTCGCAGTCCTGGTTATGTACTTGACTGTTAGACTTTAATCCAAAATGAATGTCAGTAAAACAGGCTACTTTCTTAAAAAGGTTGCTCAATATAGTATCTCCATTGAACTATTATAGTTGTTTTAAGTCTACAGGTCAATCGGTAGTTTCGTCGAATCGTTTGACCGCAGCCGCATGTTCTCCTGAACCGGTTCTTGAGTAACTTGGGTTCATGCCATTGATCTCTAATAGGTCGTCGCGGATGTTTTGATTGCGTTTTTCTAAGTTGATGATCCTAACAAAACTGTTAGTAACGGCGGCAGTAAAATAAGCAAAAGGATTGTCCGATTTACTTTCATCGAACTGAAGCCCAATCTGGGTTAGCTGTAAGATAGCCTGTCCACGCATCTCATCATTATAGGTATAGCCACGGACGTTGCCACGAGTAGCATAGCGTTCACACAGTTTAATGTACATACGGGCTAGTGTGTTAGTAATCTGCCCGTGGTCTTTGTCAAACTTACCTTTTTCGAGATCACCCTTCCAGTGGCTTTTACCAACGCACACTAGAATATCGTTTTCATCAAATTTCCAATGTTGGAATGGGGGAAAGTTAACTTTATCTCTATGGTCTGCAAGTGTTTTAGGATTCTTCTTGCGGGTATTGTTAAGTGGAATATGATCAAATGTCATAACACGAAATATAACATCTGTTTTTGCAATCTTTTTATAATCAACTTCTGTGTCTGCTTGTTTGACCTTTTCACCAAGAGCTTTTCTACGTTGATATTCTTCGCTACCCTGTCGCTTAGCCTGTGCTCGTTTAGCTTCTGCAATGGTTCGAATATTGATTTTATCAACATTTGGCAAGATAAGATCGTACCTATGATATTCTGGCTGTAAGAAGCTAGAAAATGTATTCTTACTTTTATGTATTTCTTCTAGTAGATCTTTATTATTGAGATAATTAACTTTCATTGTAGTCCTATTTTATAATATTATAAACTATGCACTTAATTTTGTCAACTAAATAGAGTAACAAAGGAGTCCATAATGGCATTTGACCCAGGATCAACTATTAATTCGATTGCTAGTGCTGCAAGGTCTGTTGGGTCTGCAGTAAGCGGACTCCAAGGTGCATTAGGATCTGCCAGTCGGTTAGCCGGCGCACTTAATAATTTATCCAACCCAGCCGGACTAATCTCTGCATTACGAAGTATTAACCTACCAGGCGGTGAAGCCTCAGGTTCGGCCGCAGCAGCTACTCGAGTCCAATTTTCTGGTCCAGGTAACTCGGACGATTGGCGTGTTCGATTATCAATACCTCCAAACTTTTTTGCTACAAGTGATGTGCTTGCTCCGCTACAACGAGCAGGCGGCCTAGTGTTTCCTTACACTCCGACGATAGCTATTTCACACTCTGCCACTTATGATGATGTTCCGATTACACATCAAAATTATCAATTTATGGCTTATCAGAACAGTAAGGCAAATGCCATTAGTATTTCAGGCCCGTTTAACGTTGAAGATGCAGTACAGGCACAGTATTGGATTGCTGCCATGCATTTTTTAAGATCAGCTACTAAGATGTACACCGGCGACGGAGAATCTGCAGGTAGTCCTCCTCCTATCCTATCCTTAAATGGCTACGGTGATTATGTTTTTAAAAATGTGCCAGTGGTAATTACTAGCTTTAGTATTGATCTTCCAGCTGATGCAAACTATATTTCTACTACAATGGGAACAGCAGGATTTAGTGGCTTTGGCACAGCGTCAGGCGGAGCAGCATCGACTATTTCCGGAGTTGCTGCTCTAAGCTCGGGCCTTGCTGGAGTTGCAGGTGCCCTTGGCGCAGGAAGGCTAGCAACTAGTTTAGGAAGAGTTGGCGCCATTGGCGGCGCCATTGGCGGAGTTACAAGTTTATTAAGTGGCGGTGCAGGCCAAGGTGTTGGTGGAGCATTTCCGACATCGAGCGGCAATACACATGTGCCAAATAAAAGTACATTGACTGTTACAGTGCAACCAGTTTATAGTAGAGAAGCAGTTAGGCAGTTTAGTTTGAGCAAGTTTGTCAACGGCGGATACGTCAACGGCACAGGCGGGTATATCTAATGGCAACATATTCTAATACCAGCCCTTGGGCAAATACTACAATATCAAATAACTATTTGAATATTTTAAAAATTCGACCAGTAAGTGCTGAAGCAGATGATCCGATCTATACTATAGAGCCACAGTACAGTCATCGTCCTGATCTATTGGCCCATGATCTGTACGGCACTAATAAATTATGGTGGGTTTTTATCCAACGTAATTTAGATATATTACAAGATCCTATATACGATTTTACTCCGGGTACTCGAATCTACCTACCTAAAAAAGCAAGTTTGATAGATATATTAGGACTATAACATGGGATTTTTAGATTCTGCTCTTAACTCTGCAACATCTGCGGTCAACCAAGTATCTAAAGTTGTATCTAATACCGGCTTGGCCAGTGCCCTGGGCTCAGTCAATGGGGCAATTAGCGGAATACAACGAGCAGCAGCTAACGGAATAAGTAATCTTGGAACAGCATTAACCTCAGCCATACCCGGACAGATTGCAGGCATTGCCGGAGCGTTAGGACAGATACAACAACAAATATCAAACATTGTTGATCTAGGTAATATTAGTAACTCAATAAATTCTTCTGCAACTACAGTAAATCTTAGAACTGAGTTGCCAATGGCAAATATATTACACAGTTATGCCAGTTATAATTATATCTTTACATTAAGTGTGCTTGATGCAGTTGCTATAAATTTTCCAAATGAAACCTACAAGAAAGGACAGCTTGGTCAAATCATTTTTAAAAGCGGCAGCGGTAGTCCTGACAACAGAGTAAACACTGCCTATGGTAAGTTTGATTTCTTCATGGATAATCTAACAGTAGGCAGTGTTATTAATCTAGATAAAGATACTGGCAACACAAATGCCACTAAATTAAATTTCAAAGTTACTGAAATATACAGCATGGGATTGTTTTTTGAATCCTTGCAAATTGCTGCTCAAAATGCTGGTTATAAAAACTATATGGATGTTCCGTTATTGTTAACAATTGAATTCAAGGGACATTTAAATTCTGCACAACAAGGCATTGCAGCAGATTCATTATCTATAGAAAAAACAACAAAACACTTTCCTTTAAAATTATCAACTATAGAAATGAAAGTTACAGGACGTGGCGCTGAATATGATGTAGCAGCATTTCCGTGGAATGAAAAAGGTTTTGCTAGCAGCTATTTAGAACTCAAGACTGACATAACTATCAGAGGTAAAACTGTTGAACAAATGTTACAAACAGGTGAACGAAGTTTGCAAGTTGTATTAAATGAACGTCTTAACGATGCAGCTAAAAAAGGAATTGGTAGAGTACCTGATCAAATATTGATAATGTTTCCTAAAGATTTAACATCAGGAGCTCCAGTAGGAAATGACGACGATGGCGGATCAGCTACAAGTTCTCCAAATACAGGAGCAGTACAAGGCGGAGATTTACAAGGTAAATTAAAAGTAGCAATCTTAGCTAAAGAAGAAGGCGGTAACGGAACACTAATACAATATACTGCTGATATGAATAGTTTGGGTAGAGCCAGTATGGGATTTACTCCTGAACGTATTGGAGATTCTTCGTTTGCTAAAGAAGGCCTAGTATACAATGAAACCTCTAAAGTATATACTCGAGGAAAAATATCAATAGACCCTACCGAAGGTACTTTTAAATTTTCACAAGGTACTGACATTCCTAATGCTATAAATCAAGTTTTACTAATGAGTGACTATGGTCGTCAAGCACTAACAGCTACACAGCTTTCTGATACTGGAAAAATACCATGGTGGCGAATAGAAGCCCAGGTGTTTACAATTCCATCTGATGCCAACATGGCCACAACTGGGGTTCAACCAAAACTTATTGTGTACCGAGTAGTACCGTTTGGTATCGATGCTTCAAGTTTTATGCCCCCAAATACTGCCAACCCTAAAGTTAAACAGGCAAAGAAACAGGCAGTTAAAGCGTACAACTATATCTATACAGCTAAAAACTTAGATGTAATAAATTTTGACATTAAATTTAAAGCGGCATTTTATACAGCTATGGCTGCAGATGCTGGAAAGAACACTGCTGGCCTACAAAGAGCAAAAGAATCGTCGGGAGCTAATCCTGCGGTTGAAGCTCAACCAGCGCCGCCAGCGGCTGGTTCTAGTAAACCAATAGAGGGAGAAGTAACAAAAGAAGTACGATACGATTCAGTAACTACTAACACCGGTAGCAGCAGCAGCGCCAAGGACACTCCTGAAACTAGAGCAGCAAAGGATTTTCAAAACAATGTATTGAACAATCCGTTTGACATGGTTAATACCACACTGACTATTTTAGGCGATCCATATTATCTAGGTGATAGCGGTATGGGTAATTATACTGCTCCAAAGTCTCAATATGAAAATATGACAGCCGACTATAGTATTGATTATCAAACAGGAGAAGTTGATGTAACAGTTGATTTTAGAACTCCAATTGATCTTGACATGAGCAAAGGTGCTTATACATTTGGACCAACAAAATTAATCAATCAGTTTAGTGGACTATATCAAGTTACTAGAGTTGAAAGCACATTTGCTCGTGGAAGATTTACGCAAGTTTTAACATTAATCAGACGTGCAGGGCAATCAAGCAACCCATCGGCAGCAGAAGGTGGTACAGTAAAACTTTTACAGGATACACAAAATGTAAAACCTGCAGTAGCAACTGGAGCAACTGGAGAAGGCGAAATACGCACACCAGAAGAGATACAACAAACTACAGATAATGCAGGAGTCGGCCCGCAATTGGCAGAATAACTTATGAGTGAAGATACAAGAAATGTTGCTGATGCAGGAAAAACAACAGACCCTGGTCCCTTTCTAGCAAAAGTTATTAGTCATCACGACAAAAATTATATGGGCATCCTTGAGGTGCAATTATATAGAGAAAGTGGTAACGATGAAGCAGCTGAAGGTCAATTACAGCAGGCAAGATACCTAAGCCCGTTTTGGGGAATCACCAGCGTTGATTTTGTTAGTGACGCTGAAGACAACTATAATAACACACAAAAATCATACGGCATGTGGATGATACCTCCCGATGTAGGATCCACTGTAATGGTTATTTTTGTCAAAGGAGAAGGCTACTTTTGGATGGGCTGTGTGCTCGATGACAAAAAGAATTTTATGACTCCCGGGTATGCAAGTACCTATTACAATGTAGACGAGACTAAAGTTACTGATAAAGAGCGTGTGCCAGTTGCTGAGTTCAACAGTGTTATTGGAGCTGAAACACTTGACGCAACTGCTATTACAAAACCTGCAACACCACAAGAAATTGTGTTAGACGATCAGGGATTGTTAGAAGATGATATCCGAGGCATTACATCAAGCAGTGCTAGAAGAGAAACTCCGTCAATGGTCTTTGGCATTTCAACTCCCGGACCTTTAGATAAACAAGACGGCGCAAAAACTGGAGACACTGGTAAGCGAGAGTACAGGACTAACAATGTTGCTGTTAGTCGACTCGGCGGCAGCAGCTTTGTAATGGACGACGGTGACGATAAATTTTTACGTAAGACAACAGCAAGCGAAGGCCCCCCTGAATATGCTAGAGTAGAAAATCAAGAAACTGACGGTGATCCTACACTATTGCACAACGAGTTGATGAGATTTAGAACTCGTACAGGGCATCAAATCCTGATGCACAATACTGAAGATTTGATCTATATTGGCAATGCTAGAGGTACCACTTGGATTGAACTGACCAGTGACGGCAAGATTGACATTTTTGCACAGGACAGTGTCAGTGTACATAGTAAAAACGATTTAAATTTTTATGCAGATCGTGATATCAATATTGAATGTGGTCGCAATTTTAATACTAAAGTTCGCGGTGAAAAACATACTCATGTGATTGAAGACCAAATTTTAATTGTTGACGGAAATCAAAAAATACATGTTAAGTTAGATGTTGACAAAACATACGAGCAAAATTATACACATCATGTGAAACAAGATGTAAACAAATTATACGATCAAAACTACTTACAGCATGTATTACAAGATGTAGATAAAGTGTTTGACGGTGCGTATCAACATAAAGTAGGCGGAGATTTTGACTTCAATATTGGCGGCCACAACTTTCAAACTTCTGGAGGGAATATGGAAATTAAAGCAGCTAATACTACTATATCTGGCGGAAACATTAATTTTAACGGACCTACGGCATCTACCGCAGCCACTGCCGCTAATGCTACTGAAGCAGTATTACCTCAACGTTTAAAATTACATAAGCTGTCAGATGAATCTGGAGAGTTTGTAGAAGACGTCATACCTCCAAGTATTATGCGCCGCATTCCAACATTTGAGCCGTATCCATACCATGAAAACTTAGATCCGTTAAAAGTCAAGCCAGAAGAAACTGACAGAGATCTAGAAGATAGATATGAAG